TCCTCCAGTGGAGTATCCCATTTTTCTGCCGTTTGAAAGGATTCCTCCATATCTTGCTCCAGGAATACCTATAAAACTTCCGAACGCTGTTCCACCGAACATTGATTTTAGTAAATTTGCTGCAAGCATTTCAGATATTACTTTAGACATTGCTTGTAGAACGCCTTGCGCTAAACTTGCAAAAGCCTCTTTAAGATTCATCGCACCTGTAGTTAAACCATTTAGAGCGTTTCCTAATGACTGCTCTAGGGATTGTCCTAGAGTATTTGCAATTTTACCAATCTCACTAAAGTTATGGTTAATTAAATCTTTTTGCTTTTCTAGTTTTTCATTTATTGCTTCAATTTGATCTAATCTTTCCTTTGTTAAAGGCTCTCCAAGCCTAGCGGCTGTTTCTTCTTCTTGTTTTATGGCTAGTTGTTGTTGTAGTATATCTTTAATTTGTTTTTCTTTCTGTGCTCTTTCTAGTACAAACTTTAATCCTGTTTTTTGCATTTCAAGCATCTCTTTTTGAGCTAAGTGTGGGCCTTGGTTTATCTCTTTCTGCCTATCTTCTAAACCTTTTGTTATACTGTCTAACTTGTCTAGAGCCTCTTGTTTTGTTAGAAGTCTAACAGCCTGCGCGTCCTTTAGTCCCAAAACAGTAGCTAGTTCGGTTGCGTTTGCATCATCTAATCCAATTAATTTATCCCCTGCCCCGATACTAGTCTGACCTTCTAAACCAGTCTTGAAATCTGCGAAATTCTTAGCTACTCTTCCCGCAAGACTTACTTTTCCTCTTGCCTCTGCTTGTAGTTGTAAATAAGTTTCAAAACTTTTAGAGACGCTTTTTACTGCATTTGATTCCGCTTGTAACGAAGCGCCCAATGCATTGTGTTGTCTTGTAGCCAGAGGTAATGTATAATGCAATCTCGACATTATCTCATTATACTCTTCGGCTCCTGCCTTATTGTCCAAATTTACTTTCTGCAACCTGGCAATTGAATCTCTTAACTCCATAATTGACTTGTCAAACTTTGTCGTATCCTTTCCTGCTTCTTTTGCGATAACGGAGCCTGCTCTAAAAGTAGTTATAAGATTTCTAAGACTTCCCTCTTTATTTGCAAGAGCATTTATATTTGCTTGAGCTATATCAAAAATGGGATCATCAAAGTCTCTCTGCATCGTTTTTCCTTGATTCCCTTGCCCAGGTCTGCGCTTATATAATGCATTAGTATCCAGAAACTTAACTTCATCAAGAATTCTAGTTGAACCTCGAGTAGAGAGCTGTGAAAAAGCATTTGCATGTTGTACAATTCTTCCCATAACAGTTTCTGCTTTATCAAGAGTTTTCAATGTGTCTATAACTGCATCATTTTGCTCTATATAACGACCTGCTAACTTTGCAGCAAGTTCTTCTATACGTTTTACATCATCATCTTTTAGTAGATCCACTAGCTCTTTTGTCATACTAATTGCGAGGGTAAGTACGCCAATGATTGCAATACCACTCATTGCTTTAGATGCAAAAGAAGCAAAACCAGCTATAGCAGCCTTCATTGTTCCCATTACTTTTCCGTGCTCTGCCTGTAAGAGTTTAAGACTAGCAATGGCGTTAAGTACATATCCTTTGAAGCCACCTTTCATCACAGCCATTGATCTGGCGTGGTCTGCTTCGATAATTTTTACACTTCTTCGTATTGCAGTTTCTTCCATCTTTTGAAGGTTGATAACTGTAGACGTTTTAGAAGCTGCTGAAGCCTTCAACTGATTTAAGTGTTGTTGACTAAAATCTCCTCCGGCTAGAGCTGCGCCTGTCTTCGAGCCAGATAATGCTGCTCCTGAGATTTGTGCTTTTGCTGCAGTTGCCGCCGCTGAAAGGTTTTCAAATTTTGGAAGACCTCCTGCAAGTGATTTAGTTATATTTACGCCCAGTAGTGCAAAAGCTGCGGATAGTGCATGAACATTTTTTGTAAAAACATTTGCAATGAACTCTGCGGGGCCAACAATCGCTTTTTGAATATCCTTAACTAAATCATCAAATGCTTTTCCAAGTCGTGATATTTCATTTACATTATCCCCAATGTCGTCAAATTTTTCTTCTGCTTGCTCAAGAGTTGCATTTACCACAGCTTGAGTTTTCTCAAACGTAGTTAGCTCTCTTTGTGTTATACCGAGCATGTTTTTATAATCGTTTGTTGCTTTTTCAAGACGAACAATAATACCCAATTCATCTAAGAGTTCAGGCTCTGCTTTAATTGCACCTCGTGTTAGTCTCTGGAAAGCATCTGTTGTGTCTCTACCAAGAGCAGCTGCTGCATTTTTTGCTGCTGCACCCAGTCTTTCTAGTTGATCAGGACTTAGTCCAGCGGCAATACCGATCGCTGCTGCTTGAGAAGCCTCATTGAAACTAACAATCCCTCCTGTTGCCTCTTGTATGCGAGACGTAAGTAATTTCATTGAAAGACCGGTTTTACTTGTATACTGCTGTTGAGCATTTTCTAGTGCTCGTAAATCACCTGCTCGTTTCAAGAACTGGAAAGCCGCAGATATAGCAAAGATATTAGCTGCAAGAGTTGCATAGGCGGCTACAAGACCACCAGTGCCTTGTGCCATTTTTGAAAAGTTTTTTGTCGTATTTGAAGATGCCTGAGCAGCACCTTTTAAGTTGCGGTCAGCAGTACGAGCACTTTTTCCAACGTCATCTAGCCCAGCGGCTGCTTTTTTGGCATTGAGACCGACTTTTTTAGTAGTGCCTTTATCGTCTACTTTTACATCTATTTCAACCTTATTTTTCTTTGCCATTAGCCTTTAACGTTATGGGTGTAATTTTTTCCACCGCCCGCAGATCTACGTTCTTCTGCCTTTCTTTTTTGCTCTGCTTTATCTGCTCTATTCGCTACAACTGTAGATTCCCATAGTTTTAGAAGCATTATCATTTCTTTCGGTTCATCGACTTCATAGAGATTGAGTAAGTATTCTATATTTCCCCAATTTTTTCCCAAATATGTTCCAGACATTCCGTCCCAATTATCTTCTAGTAGTCCAAATATAAAAAATGCCACTTGAACCTCTGTCGGAAAGTCCGAAGGGTCTAGCGGCATCTTATCGGGATCTGGCTCTTCTCCAAGCTGTTCACAAATCGATAAATATTTATCTACATCAATTTGTTCAGACTGTTTTACATATTTTTCAAGTAGAGTTTTTATTTGTTCTACTTGTTCCCAGTAAAATTTTCAAGATCGCTTCCTGTTTCAGTAACCCAAGTATCAAAATCAGTAGAGTTTCTCATAAGCAACTCTGCATTTTCTTGAGTATGAACCAGTTCGTCTTCGGGGTCAAGAGCTGAGATATCTACCAATAGAAGCTCTTCTAAGTAACGATATTTAAGACCTGACCATCCTTTGATTGCTGCCTTACAGTATTCTACTAAGAATCTTTCTTCGTCTAGTTCTTCTTCTGGTTGACGAGTCTTTTTGTTAAATTTTGTAGTAATGCACTTTTTACGAAGTTTTACTAATTCTTCTCTTGCTAAGTAACAAAGATCTACAGTCATGCCTTTATAACCAGGAAAATCTATTGTTACAGTTTTACTCGGAGTCATTAGACTCGCTAAAGAAATCGGGGTATCGCTCATGTTTAAATGTCCTAAATTATTTTGTGTAAAGAAAAAAGGGATGAAAATCATCCCTTCTTCGGATTTTCTATTTCATAGTATAGTCGAAATGACCATAAATGTCAAGAACTTTTTTTACGCACCTACATACTTGATGGTTAATTCGTCAGTACCGTCGATTGTGCTTGGTAGAGCGTGGAAGGTAGTGTCAAGAGAAATAACATCATCAATCGAATGTGTGGGTACTTCTAAGTGACACTGTGCCATCGCCATCTCGATACGAGGAGTGCCGGAACCACCAATCGAGAAAGTTAAATTAAAGTTGTTGGTAATTGTATCCGTGTCTTCAATTATTCTTTCAAAAAGATCTGCACTTGAGCCTGCTTCCGCGTTCAAGTAACAAGTAAAGCTACCAGATACAGAGCGTGTTCCTGTAACATGACCTAATGGTTGGTTTACAACACCCAGAGTTTCTGGGGTTAAGAAAGTCATATTGTTAGAAATTGTAATGTTACCGCCTGTAAGAACTACATCATAAGTTTCATCATCTGTGTCACCATCAGCGTTTTCGCCAGCAGCTAGTAGATGATCATCTGCAGTAGTCATTGTCAAACTGGTTAAAC